TTCTTGGATAGTTATGCTTGTCCTTATGTCTTAATGTTACACCATACGACGAAACTTGTCAACACTTTTATGCAACAAAATTTTCGTGTCGAAGAATTTATGTTGCATAGTTAGGAAATAGTCTATAGAGGAAATGGCTCGGGTAATAGGGGTAACAAAAGCGACATTGTCACGATATGAAAGTGGAGAAATAAAAGAAATTCCATTGAATAGAGTTGAAGCTGTTGCTAATATTTTAAGTGTATCGCCTGAATGGTTGATAGGTTGGACTGATGAAATATAGAAATAAAATAGTTGACTTTGCGTTGCGTTTGCGTTACACTAAATATGAGAGTTAATTCTCAATATGAAAATGTTGTGAAGGAGATAAAGAATGGATAAGCCTGTAAATTGTAGTGATTGTATTAATAAAGAGTGTTGGCAATTAGCTGACTGTCCCGAACAGTATAAACATCAATTGTGTTGCTATTATTGTGAAAAGTTTAAAAAGTGTAAAAGGAAATGTTCGGCAGCTAAACCAAAATAACAATGACATATCACATGATAAATACGCAAAAGGAGTTGATACATTGGCTAAGATAAAAGAAAACCAATTCCCTAGTATAAGGGTAACGGATAAACTAAGGGAAGAAACAGACAAGGCAGCAGAGATCGTTGACGAAAAGCTGAGTGAATATATCCGTAAGGCTGTAGAGTATAGGAATAATAAGGTATTGGAGGGGAAATAGGAATGAATTTAGAAGGCGTTACTAGTGGTTATGCAATTGCATTTGTTGGCATATTAACAATACTGAAAATAAAAAATGTAATAACCGAGCATGAAATGTTTAGTATATTAGAAACTATGCCAATTCATATAGGTACGGGGGAAGAAATGGCAGAATTTATACATAATGTATTGAGTAAGCAGTAATACAATATTAGAGGGATAGTATTATAAAGGTATATAGTCGGATGATGATTATATTGCGAAGGAGGGGCAAGTATGGTTGAAATAAAAATAACAATATCAGATAAAACTTCGAGTGACCTTGAAAGGTATAAAAAGGATATATCAGTAGAGAGCATTGAAGAAGCTGCTATATCTGCTATAAGGGAATATTTAACACGCATAGGGTATAGTTGCTGATACGCATAACATGATCCGGGCGTCAGCTCCGGAAGCTGACAATGTTGTGAGGAGGATTATTGTGGAAATTAAAAATGTAACCATTAGACCGGATGGAGTACCGGAGAAGTGTCCTATAACTGGCCGTAAGAAGTTAAGTCGCATCACATGACTAATATATAAAAGGATAGTATTAAACTATCCTTTCTTTATGTCGCTGTTTCTAAAATCGCTATTCTTTATATCTCCGTTTTTATATATTACAATATATGCCGTGATGCATATCAAGATGCAAGGGCAAATAAAAAAAGGAGTGATTTCTCACTCCCTGTAAATCTTTTCTATTAATATTGGTAGATACTTTAATCTTTCATATATGCCTTGATTCCCTTCTGCTTCTGCTGCTTTAACCATTGCTTCAATATCATTTATCCAACCTTCTGGATCAGATAGTTTCAACCGGACAATATCTTTCCACGTTGTAGGCTTAACAGATTCCTTGAAGTCGGTCCATGCGTCTTGGTCTATCATCATTTTAGGGCAATCCTTTCCGGTAATATCATAATGCCGATACAATGGTACATCATATTTACTCAGGAGATACGCAACAAGCTCTACCGTGTTTCTGTATGTCTTGTTCCAATCTCCGGCACTATTTACACACATTTCTATGCCTATTGTATAATAGTTGGGTGAATATGAACCTTCCCTCATGGCTTGGCCTATTGCAGTATAAGATTTTGCCCCTACATGATAAGCAACTTCATCATCAGGAATACATTGGATTATTCTGTAATCATCTACAATATAATGCGCTGAACATGAGTTTTTAGTAGTGTTAAAATAATTTCTATTAGCCAGTGCATTTGCCCTGGGATTTGTGTTAGCCGTCCAATGTATAACTATGCCTTTAAGTTTCTTTAATTTAGATTTTGGTCTGTTGTGGTTAGTAAGTAAAGCCTGTGTTATAGGAATCATACTTACACTTCCTCGCCATTGTTCTTCTGCTTCAATGCTACTAATATATTTTTTAGTGGCGCCGGATATGGTACACCTAATTTCCCTGCGTTCTCCAGTACACTTATTCCCTCATTCGCTATATAAAACATTATTGTGAAGCTTCTTATGATTTCTGAACCTGTTGCCTTGTCTGCCTGTACTGCTACAAATAAAAGTGCAAATATCATAACCTTTTTTACAAGTCCTTTGAATCCTACTGCGGAAGATACTTTCTTTTCAGCTATAGCCACCGTTAAGCCTGTTATATAATCCAGTACCACGAAAGCTACTAAGACTTGCAGGGCTATATCCCAACCGCCTAATGCTACTGTCACCGTTGCCCCTATAGCAGCTATTACGGTGTTAAATGTTGCCAATTGTTTACTCATTATTTATTCCTCCTTGTTTGCTTTTGTTGTTCAAGTGCGATAAAATATATTCACCGCCTTGTTTGCGGTCGGGGAGGGAGTTACTTTCCGGTTGCCCTCTCCGTTAATCTTAAATTAATAATCTCCACCGCCCCTACTTTGGACAAAAATCTGCTTCACCACCGAGGCGTTTATTCGTGCCAATCCATCCGGATTATTCACTGTTGTGTCGGGGATAATCTCTACAGTATGAAAAGTACCTCTGTCCACTTTCCCGTTTGTTTTACTCAGATATGGTATAATGTCAAAATCCGAATCGGATATTGGCGCATTTGTTGTCACGGTAGTTCCATCGACTTTTATCGTGAGTTTGGTTGGGAGATATTCAAATTCATATATACCATATTCAATATCATGTGTATGGCTAGGAATTGTATGAGAATGGCTCCAATTTATCCAATGCAAATGCTCTTGCACAGCATCGCCATATTCAGTTACAAGTTCACCCATTACCGGATTAAGGCTTTCGTCCTTAACCCCTCTTTCCGTACTTGTTGCGGCATTTGTACCTTTTGTATTAGTTGTACTACCGCCGCCAGCTTTTGCACCTTTTTCGTATGCTCTGAAATATTCTGTTTCATAACTAAGTATGCATTTATTTACTCTGACGGTTTCAGCAGGTAAATAAAATTTTATAACCGCCGGATGGGTACTATCACAATTGTCTTGATAATCGTTACTATCAATATTAGTTGCCCCCTGTGCGTTTACCTCGCTTATCCTCTGCCGGTTTAAAAGGTTTGTTGTCAGGTCTGTAATATCCTCCCGTTTTGTGCTTATTTCAATCTGTATGGCTCCGGGATTGCCTTTTATATCCGGCTTACCTACTGATACAACTCTTGCATCGAATACTCCAAAATCTTCATCATATACCGTCACAAGAGCGCCTGGCTCCCGGAATCTGTCAATACTGTCCTGAGTTATTTGATATAGATCAGCCGCATCAATACTGTATGCCACCTGTGGAATTTTCACCCTATCAAGTTCCGCCTGTGCCTTTGCAAGTAAGTTTGCAGCATTTTCTTCTGTTTTGTCAACAAAAGTTGCTGCAATCACTCCGTAAGTCGCTATAGTATCAGCGTCTATATACGGTACTCCGCCGTTTACATCTTTGATAGTTAGTTGGTTAATCCCTTCGCCATAGCCTAAAGGGTACAGTCGGGTTATAACTTGTGTTGGATCTTCATCTCTCTCTATTCCTTCAAGGTTTTTTCTATAGCGTATTTCTGCTGTGGCTGTGGCAGGAGGTTCAACCAAATTCAGCACCCAGGGATAAACCGATGTGTCCCAAGTCCACATATAAGCATCTGAATAAGTTTTTGGAATACTAAACAATGCGCTTAATAGGTTAGTGTTCTCCCAACTGTACGAATACAAGTCCGTAAACTCTACTGTGCCTATTACCCAGCGTTCAATAGATTGTTCGTCAAGTATATATTGAATTGTGTCCTCAGGGTCCAAATTGGTTGTCTGATGATACTGAAAAAGTAAATCATCCAATAATGTTGACAACACATGTTCGCAACTATAGGTAATTGTTTTTCCGTCTGTTCCGGCTCGCCACTTGTTAGGAAGTATGCGAAACAGGTCCACCCTCTCGCCAGCGTCAAATATCTCAACAAACCGAAACGGCAGACATTCTTCAACTTTTGGATCGTCTGCCGGTAATGTAAACTCTGCTTTCCAAACTTCGTTCAATCGCTTTTCGTAGGAAATTTTATCAGCATTTTGCAATACTGCTTGTAGTTGCATATTGTTATTATATACCTTTATCATACTTGTCCCCCTTTCGGGTATTGTGAAGCCGGTGAGTAATAAAACACCGACTAAAAGCAACATAATTTTTAGTTTCATATAAGACCTCCTTTAAGCCCTCCGTATGTCGCAATAGTATCCTCATGTGTCTTACTGATTATAATATTTTGTTAAAAATGCAGATTCAGTTTCATGTTTATTCTCCTCCAATCTCGAACTTTTCGCCCTCTTTGTAAACAAGTTCCGATAATCCAATTGCACCGTTTTCTCCTGCTGTAGCACTTTTCTCATCATTATAGATAGTCTTTTCATTGCTTCCTGTAATATTCAATATTGCAGTTGATATATCTTTTGTATGAATATTGTAAATATAACCATTCATTGTGATACCCTCCTATATATTATCATAATAGGGAATAATAAGCCATATTTATGTTATTAACCCGTTAGGGTCAATTATCAAGCCGCCTGTAACCCTTGATTTTTGTGTCGTTCCTGCAATATGACCATTCCCACTTGTTGCGGCAATGAACACTTTGCCACCATTAGCGGCATTATAGACAAGATTGTTGCCTGTGCCAGTTGCAGCACCGGTATATATTTCGCCCATATTTGCTGCAACTAAAGCACTTGACGTGCAATTAGAAATTACAGTACCACTTCGGAGTATTGCTTTTGTATTTTTCCCAATTGACATACCATATTGATTTGTAATTCCTGCTGCCCATGTGTTTCCATCTATTTTAAATTTTGTATATACCATGCAATTTCCTATTGAATACGCACCATAAAACGAGGTTCCAAATGCTGATGCTGGTTTTATTTCAAAAGCCCCCGAGCCTTTGTCAAAATATACATAGTTACATATTAAATTAGAAATTGAAATTGCGACCAAACTTCCCAATGAAGATTCTCCCGTCAGCGTTACATCTCCACCATCAGCGACAAGGGATATATCCGAAAAACTTATTATGTTTTTTAGGTCGATTCCTTCTGCATATGTGCCTGTTTTAATATTTATAGTTATTGGGTGCTTTGCGGTTAATCCTTCTAAAAGACTTGTTGCTTTTTTAATGGTTTTGAAAGCATGATCCGCATCATCAGCCGAACCATCGTTACTATCGTTTCCGTCTGTTCTGACATAGTATGTTATAGCATCTGTTGTTTCTCGAGAGTTTGCACTTATTACCCCGTTTGCATCTATGGATGTGGTTACACCGTCAGATTTTACATGCCCTAAAGCCTCGTCTGTCGCCTTTTCTGCCTTATGCGTCTTAACGTTTGTATCAACTTCCGCTATAGCACCTACCAAATCACCTTTTTCAGTGGTTGTAAGATTGGACAAAATCCCGATTTCATCGTCTATAACATCAATTTTATCACCTAATGCAAGTTCACCCTTTCTTGCATCAATTATTTCTTGTGCCGATACTCCATCTACAGGAGTAGTTATTATTGTGCTGATTCTATCATCCAAATAAGTAAAATTAGCCTTTACCTTGCCCCACCAATCTTTTAGTTTTGTTAGTCCTGTATAATTATTATCAAGTGCCATGTTATCCCTCCTTATAGATATTCATAGCGATAATCAAAAAGCACCGAACAATTTAGTCCTGTGCCTGTGATTGTTACTGTGTTTTCGCCTGGAATGATTGTCAAGAAGTCTGTCAAATCGCCGGAGCATTTTGAAATCTTGTTTACTCCGTTAGTTTTTATAGTCGCATTTATATTGTCTATTACTACCGTACCGCTTGCAGCTTCGTTGTAGTTTATAGTTTTGCCGTTCATTGCAATAGACAGCGTGGTAAAACTACCGCTTATTTCAATATTAAATTTACTGCCTTTCTGCGACCGCAGGCTTGTTTCAATCGTTCCCGCATTTTCAATCGTAATCACTGTAGGGCTTAAAGTAACATCAAAAGCATAATTAGCAGCGTTATCAAGTGTTATATTACTGTCTAATGGAATTACATCATCAAGTATAATATATGTTCCAGTATTAAATATACACTGTGACATAGGCTGACATTCAAACACTACTTCGCACTCACCCAAAGTAAGTAGCGTGTCAATATCAACTCCACGAACAACACGAGCCAAATCATATTTGTCTGGCTCATCTCCGAATATTAGTTTTTTAAACCCTGTGGAGTGCAGCCATGCGGCAATCTGTCTTTTCTTTGAGTGCAAATCGGCAATATTGTCACCAATATAAACAAGTCTTTTTGCATGTACTTTGGGTTCATAATCGTTATTTCCAAAGTCATATAGTCCATGTTTCCCGTTAATTACCTTCGTCTTGGGGCGCATAGCTGGAAGTAGTTGCCGTTTTGTAGTTTTACATATAAGATTATAGGTACTGCTTTCTATTCCTCCATAACTAAATTCGTCTATCCTCATATACTCACCCCCACAGCCCTTGCCCTACCTCTTGTATTATCAAGTTGTATTCTGCTTACTATTGCTGCCACTTCTTTTCCGTCTACAATTAGTTGGATAGGTGCATCAAGGTTCACTGTACCGCCAAGCATTCCCGCTGTTTCTTCGGCGGTATATACTTTACTTCCTCTTGGTATTTGAACTAACTCCGGGCCACGCTCACCCACCAGGGCCAATCCCCCGGAAGCATAATCTGTGCCATCGGCATAATGCGAATATCTGTTTATTGTTGAATATGCCGAACTTTTATCTTCTGCTTTTGTGTTATTCCAACTTTTTAACCAACTGATTGCTGTTTTTACTGCGCTTGTTACTTTTTCAAATATGTCAACTACGGTTTGCACAGTATCTTTTATTGCTCCGAAGGTAGTTCTTACTATTTCGGCAGCAGCAGGCAAATAAGGCTCTATGAAGTTATACATTGCTTTTAGTGCATCTGTTACCTTGCCAACTACTATTGCAATAAATGTGAATACTGTTCCTACTACCGCCTTTATTTCAGGCATATGGGACAATATCCAATCAGCCATAGCTTGAAAAATAGGAATTAATTCGGTTCCAAGGTGAGTAAAAACAGCTCCAAAAGCACTTTTTAGGTCTGCCCATGTATCTCCGAATTTTACACCGGCTTTGACAGCGTCCTCGCTCATTACTAAACCTAATTCATCGGCTCTGTTTTTCAGGTCGCTCATGCCATCTGCACCGGCATTAAGCAACGGTAATAGTTCTGTATATGATTTACCAAGTAAATCATTGCCAAGTGCGTTTCTCTCGGCTCCCTGTGGCATTTCAGATAGTGCATACATTACTTCTTCGAATATTTGTTCCTGGGATTTATTCTTTAGATCATCCATGCTTATGCCGAGCTTTTCAAAAGCCTTTACGTTCTTTTCGCTGCCGTTTGAAGCATCATCCATAGTATCGGAGAGTTTCTTAATACCTACTTCTAATTTGCTTATATCGGCTCCCGATTGATCCGCCGCATACTTCCATCTTTGTAATTCTTCTCGGTTTATACCTGTTCTTTCGGATAGTTTGTCTATAAAATCAGCAGTTTCAGCCGTTTTGTTGGCTAAGCCGAGCATGGCTCCACCAGCCGCACCAGCAGCTGCCATTATGCCAGCTCCCCACTTGGCGGCAGTCTTTATGCCATCACCAAGCTTTTTCCCTAATCCTTCTGCTTTTTTATCGGTTGCGCTTATACTTTTATTAGCTTCTTCGTTATCGACTAAGATAGAACCAAACAACTTAAATAGTTCCAATTACTTCACCGCCTTTCGTATAAGGCTTTTACTTTCAAAATATCTTCTTCTATTTCTTCCGGTGTAATATCCGTTGTTTTCATTTCCTTGCTTACTAACTTTTCCTTATAGTCATTGAATGACATAAACTTTAGGCTGCCAGTTTCCATATATGGGTATATAGCAAGCCATCTTTCCCATAGATACTTCTCCTGTTGGTTCTCAACTGCCTTAATAATCAGTCTTGTAACATGTCCTATCTTCAATCTCCTGATATAACTAAAATCATAAAAGCTATGTAATAGGTGTAGAGTTTCCTCGCATCCTACTGCATAGCCTGCTTGAAAAAATCCATTGTCTCTTTATCTGTAAATAAGTTCTTTATCTCAATTATCGTCTTTGCAAAGTTCTGTTTTGCAACTTCTCCCTCCGGCAGCTCCTGCATTAATGCTACGATAGATATAATTTCGCTTTTTACCTTGGCTGCATTCTTTAGTACATACTTAAAAAGTTCTTCCCCAGCTTTGAGCTGCGTAACCGGATTCTTTTTATATTCTGCTTTCTTCTTCTCGTAATACTTATATAGGTCAAGCTTTTCATATACGTCCACAACATGAGGAAGCATATCAAAAGCCTTGTCGGTACTTATCATTTTGGCCCTCCTTAAAACGGCTCGTACAAAGCCGTATAACGTATTTTTATTTACTCTGTAATGATATAACACCTTAAAAAAACAGCAAGGAGAAGGTTTCCCCTCTCCTTTTATGCTGTCTTGAAGTTTACAACTGTTTTTGCAACCTTGTTACCCGCCAAATCTCGAACATTTGCTATTATCCAGATATGATCCGTATTAGCTGCCATGTTGCTTGTAGGCTTGAAGGTTGCAACCTTTGTTGCCGGCGTATAAGATAGTGTTCCTGCGACAATGGTTCCGTCAGCTTCTATCAATGTAAAGTTATTGTCGTTGATGTCGCCCTCTCTCATGTCCTCGCTGAATGTTGCTGTCAAGCTACTTGATACTACAACTCCGATATCTGTGTCAGCCGGAACCGTAACAACTGTAGGCACATCTACATCATCATCGATAGTTTCAATGTCCTCAATGTCGCAAAGGTCTTTTGTATCATCCTGTGGATCCCAATGTGCATATACTTCAAGTTGTATAACTCCTTCGTCTTTTGGTACAGCCGCAAGGGAGAAATCGCTTTCATTCATTGCGCTGTAGAGAGTAATCTTTTTGTAGCCGCCGCCGATCACTTTTGCGAATAATGTTATGTTTTTCAGATATGCGCTATCGGATATTACGCCCAAATTAGCACTTTTAACCGACAGTTTATTTGCTGCATAGGTAGCCCAAGGCATAGCCTTTGCTAAGCTGTCCATGCTTGTGTCCATGAGAGGTACACTGAGCATTGCGTTTACCTCGTCTACTACTTGCATTCCTTTTGTCTTGCCTTTTCTTCCGTCAAATTCTATGTCCCTTATGTTTTTAGTTATTGTTACCGTGCCGCCGCCCCTTGTTGGTGCAAGCTGCGCTTCTCCTACTTCGCCATAGTTGACATATACAATACCATAGTCAATCTGTATGTTATCTATCTGTTCTTGTGTTAAGTTCAAACTGCTCAACTCCTTCCGAATTTTCTACCTTGATAGGTGTACTTCCTTCTGCGGATTGTCGGTACATCATCGGTCAAGGTAAGTTTATTTTCGAGGTATAAAGTGATCGTAATATTACTATTCGCAAGGGTTCTCTTGTTTAACCTTGCGTTAATACTTGCCATAAGGGTTTCAAGCGCTGTTGTATCGTCTTTGTTTTCCCATCCGTCAACATCAAGAGTAATAAGTTGATAACCTTCGCCGTCGTCATAGACGTTAGGGAGGTCATATACTATATAAGGAAATACTGCTGTCTCAGGTGCGACTTGATAATATACTCTTGGATGCACTGCCTTTAGTTCTGCCTGTATTAGCTTGCGTATATCAATCATTCGTCCTCACCTTCCTCTGGATAATATGGATTTCCATCTTCGTCAATAAGCCCTAATGCCTTGTTTTCATCCTCTATAGCTGACAGGTAAGCCCCTTCTATCCGTCTTATTTCGTCTATGTTTTCAAATACCGTACCCCTCAAAATATGCCTTGCCGGTTGGTTTTTATCGCCTAATTCCTGCAATACACCATACCAGGTATCATGCTTAAAGCCGATTTGTAGATCACATTCACGCTTACGCACCCAATATTGAGTGCTGTTGTAAATCCTCTTACTTTTATGCATGCCCGGAAGTGTTCTCAGTTTTTTTATCATCCTTTTACGGATTAACTTTGCTACATCCCGGAGAGCTGCCCTTGTAAGTTCCTCTAAAGTATATTGCACCCTGTCAACACTTGATGTAAATTCTATACCGTCTTTTTTGATTTTTACTACACTTTTAGGAAGTGGCATCGTCACTCACCAACCCTTGACAGGTCAACTCTGTCATTTTATCTTTTCTTTCGTATGTGCGGATTATGGTATATTCCTTTGTGTCGTACTTCAACTTTGGTTCGCTCTTATATTCATCACCACGGACAACAAATATCCATTCAGGGCGTAATCCTGTGGCGGCGGCTTGATAAAATGCTGATTGGCTTACCGCTTTCTTTTCTGCGTATACTTCTATTTCGGTTTTTGTCTCAATTATATCGCCCATATCATTTTCAGTAGTAGTTATGGAAATTAGCTTTATTTTTTCTCTCAGCATAGCATCACCCTATCCATTTTTAAGAACACATCTCTTACTCTTTCGTAGTCTTTGCGTTCTTCCGGTGTGTGAATGTCATAGATTGACTTGATGTGAAAAGCCATAGCCCACTTTATGGATTCCGGTACTTGTGCGATAGTGACTTCCTCGTCACCTTCGCCCTCTGTAATTGTCGGATAGCCCGCGACAAACTGAATTACTACGCCGTTTGTCGGTTTCAGTTCATCAGTGGGCCATGTCTTACCGCAAACAAGGTCAATCTTATTGACAAAAGAAACATTGTCCAAAGTGTAATCTGTTGCATCAACTGTATGTTCTGTGCCGTTTTTGTCGATGTATTTTATGCTTGTTATAGATTGGACCGGACTACAATCCAAAAATTCTATCCTGCCGCAAGGTGGGAATCTATCGAGATACAATTCTAAGGTCTGTGTGACAAACTTTCTCCGTTGATAGACCTCACAATACTCTCTGGCTTGCCTGATTGCACTATCAACAAGAGTATCATTGTGTGTATAGCTTATTCCCATATGCTGTTTTGCTTCTGCCCTTGTCAATGGTTCTACTGTTGGGGGAGTTATAACCTTAATTTTCATATCATCACCCCACGTACACTATAAATTTTCCTGTCCCTTTGTTCCCTCCGGCTGCTACAGTGATTTTTATTCTTTCATTAAGATAGATGAAGTCGTTTACCGCGAACCCATCTGCATACTCGGCGGCTGCTCCTTTTGTCGTGTGTGTTGGTTGTCTCGGACAATAGGTCACACTGGCGTTTACATCGTCTTTATCCAAGATTTCAACGCCGGATTTTTCGCCTACAATATCAAAATCAACTCCGTCATCATAGCCGCCACTTGTTGGCTTAACATAACTTATGCTTAATACTCTGCCGTTTACATCGGGAGTATAACCGACGCCATCGCCCTCTGCATCGGTTGTAATGTTTACCTCATATTTATTTACGAACATTCTTCTTCACCGCCTTTTTAGGCTTTTTGATTTCCTTTTTCGGTTCTTCTTTTTGTGGCTCAACGATCTTCGGCTCGTCTATAGCCACAGCATAGCCGCCTTTTATCATTTGTGCGGCTTTATTTTCGTCACAATCAATAACAGAACCGGGAGGGTAATTCCCTTCCGGTCCTGCCATTCTTGATGTTAATTGTATTTTCATTACGAAGCTGCCAACACGACACCGCCAACATTGAGTGCAACTTCCCAAGTATTGGCGGCTTTATATACCAATATTAAGGTATCTTCTGCGGCCTTGAATGTTGCTTTGATATTGGTGCCGCTTAACTTAACATTTGTAGCTGCCGTAACAACTACACTGCCACTTGATAATGATCCGATTCTTATTATAGCGACATCGCCGGGCGAGGGTGCTGCTAAAGTCATTCCAGCTATTCCCGTGCCGCCTGCAATAACTGTTAACCCGTTGGTTAAGCAAGCAGTTTTCCCTGTACCCCCGTCAAGTGCTGCTACTGTTATTCCTGTGAGTTTTTCAAGTATAGCTGTTTTATCAACTCCAGCTAGCTTTATTGCCCCACCAGATTCTATGTCTATTGCCCCACCGGATTTTACTGCAAGATTATCCGGATCAGGTCTTACAACTTTACCTGTATATGTTGACATGTTCCTACCTCCTTATATAACGATTTCCTTCCATACATCTGCATTTTGTGTAACAGGTATTTTCTTTGAGTTATACAAAGCCACCTGTAAAGCATCAAATTCCACATTTGCGGTGGTGCGCTGATATTGATACCTCAAATAGCCTTTTGTTACCGGTACATCAATCATTATAGTATCGTCATCCTTGCCTGTGGCGGTTGTTTCGGCAAATCCTGCGCCGGCAATGTCGGTAAAGGTTTTCCCATCTGCGCTTTCCTGTATCTGCAATGCTACTTTTCCAGTTTCGGTTACTGCCCCCAGTTCAAGTATAAATAATGCTCTGTCATATCCTCTTGCATCTATAGCGCTACCGTCTACCTCTGTGCCATCTTGCCCTGCTGCGATGTTGCCGAGTATCTTTTTCCAATATATTGAATTAGTTATATTACCTAACATTTTGTTTCCTCCTTATATCGAATTAAGAGGGAGGCTATTAAGCCCCCATCTTTACCCTTGCAAACGCTTCTGAAAGTACAGGTGCGCCATCTCCAAAGTAGTCTACTAAGTAGCCTATCTGATTGTTTACTGCATAGAGTTCTTTGAGTACCTGAATATTTATTGAATCAGCATCGCAAATCCAATAACCATTTTTGAAATCTCCAAGTACAGCAGCATAACGGTTAGCTTCGTATGTGTTGGGTGCATATTCGGACATATTTACATTGTGTCCAAGAAGCATATCAGGCTGTCCGTTTACAACCGATCCCTGCCACACATACTGACCTTCGCCGTCTTTTATCTTTGCAAGCATCTTGCAGAGGTCTCTGTGGAGTACCCACTGTGCATTTCTATGATACTGCTGTTTCAGTGAATATTTAGCCTCCTGCAAGCCGTCGAAAGTCACTGTTGTTGCTGTGTTACCGGTTGCAATATCTCTAGTTGTGGGAATGCCATCGTTAGAAGCTTGGAATATTCCCAAAGGCTGTGCGCTGCCGTTGCCGTTCATGTATGCGTTTTCTGCGCCGGTTGCCATTCTCAGCTTTATTTCATCAAGTACAACATTCTGCGCCATAGGTGCATGCTGTACCAGTGTCCTTGATACCTTTATGAGCTTCGCCATCTTGTTAGGCTTAAACTCTCTCCTACCGAAGCTAAGTGTATTTTCTTCGGCTGCTGGGTCAACTTCACCCACCCAGGTTGCATCAGCTGCTGCGGTCTTTCTGTAAGGGAAACCAAGAGACTGTGCGGCTCCTATCGGTCCAACAACATTGGAAATCTGTCTCATAAAGAGAATATCATCCAACCCTTTTATTAGCTTCTGGACAAACTCAACCGGTGCTGTCAAATATCCGGCGGTTGCATCTGTGCCGAGGTCGAGGGCGTTTCTGTATTCCATAATGTGTTTATCTTCGCCACCCAAAGCCTTTGCAAACAGTTCCATAACTTCTCCGGTCTTGCCCTGTGGTGCCTTGTCCTCTATCTCACCTATTGCTCTTTCCCTTGCAAGCTGCTTTTCTTCTGTCATTATGCTGTCGTTTAAGCTGTCAAATCTGTTTTCCATTTTTTCAAGTTCTTCCTTCTTATCTGCCGGCATTTCCTTTGCTTCAAATTCGTTCATAAGGTTTCTTATTGAAGCTGTCAGTGTTGCTCTCTCCTGCTTCATTTCTAATAATTTCTTTGCATCCATGTTAATTTTCCTCCTTGTAATCGTGAATTTTGATTATTAATTTGTTAAACTGGTCTTTTTGGTCTTTAAGATTATCTGATACAGGCTGACTTTCGTCCCTGTTTTCATTTGATTTCGGTTCTTCCTTTGGCTTTTCTGGCTCAAATTCTTCAACTTCCGGCTTGTTTTTGTACCTTCCAAGGTCGAATTTTTGATTATTGAGCATTAAAAAACTTCCCTCCATTGAAGCGGCAAGTTTCTTTTCCTGCTCTACTTCATCAGCAAAGCCCTTTTCAACTGCTTCTTCGGCTGTGAACCATGTTTCAGCTTCCATAAGTGTCTTTATTTCTTCGGCTGTCATGCCTGTTTTGTCTGTGTAAGTTGTTAATATGCTTTCGTCTATCTTCTCCATATCGTCAGCTAATTTTCGGAAATCTTCTTTATTTCCTGCGGCAAATGTCCAAGCATTGTGTATCATCATCATTGCATTTTTAGGCATTATTACTTTATCCCCTGCCATTGCAATAACTGAAGCTATCGAAGCCGCCAAGCCATCAATATAAACTGTCTTACTTGCGGTGTGTCTTTTCAACATTGAATGAATAGCCTGTCCTGCGAACACATCACCACCGCCGGAGTTTATATAAATATTAAGGTTCTTTATGTCCCCCAAGCCATCAAGGTCTTTTTTAAAGTCTTTTGGTGTTACTTCATCACCCCACCAGGTAGAGGATGATATGTCACCATATAGCATTAACTCCCCGGTGTCTTTGTCTTTTGCTTTAAAGTTCCAAAATTTCATTGTGTTCCTCCTTTCTGTGCGCCCTTTGGTAAGTTTTGCGGTACTGCTGACAACGGTATCATATTTCCGTTTACAGCATATACATCGCCGCCCTGTCCTTCCGGCAATTTGTTCATGTCCTCAAGCTCTCGAATATCATCAGCACATAGCCATCCATCTTGTCTGGCATTATGATAATAAGCTGTTCTTGTCGTAATATCGCCACGCATAAGAGCATTAACATTGAATTTTGCAAAGTATTTATGCTGTTCCGGTTCAAGCAGCAAATCCTTATATATGGTTTGCTCGATTTTTACCGCCATAGGGGTTATCGATTCCTGGACATATTCAATGTTTTGATGCTCAATATTGCTGAATGTAGCATGTTCCAAGTCAAATACTTTGTGCGGCGGCACTCCAAATATTCTGCAAATTTCAGCTACCGCAAATTTTCTGCTTTCCAAAGCCTGTGATTCTTCCGGGTTCTTCCCAAGAGGATTGAATTTCATCCCTTCCTCGAGGAATCCAACCTTATGCTGATTCAATACTCCTGCATAGGATGATTGCCAACTCTCTTTGAATCTTGTGTATGCCGTTTCACTCATTGAATCCGGATGCTCAACAAAGCCACCTAAGTTAGAGCCGTTTTCAAAGAAGTCTTTAGCGTATCCATTTAGTGCCATTGTCAAGCCTAAGACTTCTGATGCTATTAGTATAGGATTCTCCGGGTCAGTGTCACTTGTAAACCTTAGATTAGGTGTATACATAAAATCTCCCTCACGAAGCGTTTCTGTCATTCCATCTCCGAGGGTGACTATTATATACCGTTCTCCATTTACTTTGTTTACATGAACATCTGATACATTTGCAGTAGGAATGTTCCATAACTCCCGGATGAATCCCGACCTATCCCGGACTATCTTTGCAAAAGCTCCACGGGTAAGCATAAGATTGAATATATACATGTGCCAGAACTCATAGGATGTAGTATGCTTGTTCGGTAGTCGATAAAGTATCTTATATAGGGGATGTTTCTCTGCTTTTTCTCTGCCGTTTTTCGTGTACTGATACAAGTTCAACGGTAATGAAGCCATTGTTTTGGCTACCACATCAACACATCTTAATACTGCCGATACTTTCAAAGCCGTGTTTGCTGATACATAATAGCCTTTACCGCCTAAATATGCCGCCCATGCTGAATCATTTTGGCAGCTTGGGAGTGTACTGTTTTTAAAAACATTCTTAAATATCATGTTTTACTCCTTCCCGGATATTTCGCAAGTAGCACACCGACTGCCAAAAGCGCGGCACCAAGGCAATAAATTCCTGCAATTATAGACAGCATGAAAGTTGCTGTTACTATTGCAGCCAAGCCGCTGAATATTAAAATATCCTCAATGTATTTATTGATAAACTTCAATATTTCTTCACTCCCTTCTATACCACCCTTATTCCATGTTCTTCATAGGCGCTGACTTTCTTTTCTAGTCTTAAAGCTGCCGCCATCGCATCAATCAATGCAACTATTAAATCTATCCTCTCGATAGACTTATTCTTCATTGGCTTTATGTTTTCGTTTCCGTCTGTTGCCACAATAACATTTCCGAAACACCACCTTGCCAATGGGTTTTTGTCATGGGTGAGTTGTCCGGTTCTTAGTAGTCTTTCAATTTCCTTCATGCCAGGGCTTAAACCGTTCATTGTCTGCTCTATTTCTATTGTTTTAATGCCTTTTTTCGCTAAGTTCTGTGTCAACATGGCACTATTCCACTTATCAGCACATAGCCATTTTATTTTATATTGCTTGGAATAGCTTTCAATCTGTAGTTGTACGGTTTCATAGTCTACCGCGTTGCCCTCTGTAGCTGTCAAATACCCCTGTTTTACCCAATCGTCATAGGGTACTTTGTCTCTTTTTACTCTTTCCTTCATGTTTTCCAGAGGTATAAATGCCTTGAATATACACCGCCATTCTGATAATCCCTTTTGTGGAGGAAATAATAAGGCTATTGCGGTTAAATCTGTTGTGCTTGATAAGTCTAACCCTGCATAGCAGTATTTGCCCACCAATTCGGCAGGGTTCCATTCTCCAACTGTGTTATCCCATAATGTCAATGGCAGCCATCCCATGCGTTTTAGTGCCACCCATTGATTTAATCTTAACCAACGGAAAAGGCGTTCGTATGCTTCGCTTTCTTTAGCATCTAACGCCTCTAATCTTAAAGTTTCTAATGTTATTGACACTCCCAAAGATGGATTCGCTGCAAACCATACCTTTTCATCGTAAATGTCAGCATCTTCTGGGGCGCCGAATATTTTCACGTACCATTTAGGATTTTTTAATTCGCCGTCACGGATTTTTCTAGCCTTTTCGTGTATCTCCCAACCTATAGAATTGCGGTCTGGATCGTCTCCTGCGGTTGTTATTACCCACCACAAAGGTTCTTTTCTTGCTGAACCTGCGCCAAATGTCATTACATCCCATAATTCCCGGTTAGGTTGGGCGTGAAGTTCATCAAATATTACTACTGTTGGATTTATACCATGCTTTGTATATGCTTCTGCACTCAATACTTTTAAATATGTGCCTGTTTCCCTGTTGTAGATTTCCTTCTTGCTGTCTACTACATTCAATAATTGTTCAAGTGCTTCATCCTGCTCTATCATTTGCTTTGCTGCTTTATATACTAAAGATGCCTGTTCTCTATCGGCAGCGCAACAATATATTTGACCGCCCGGGCCATCACAAACTAAATGATATAAAGAAACGGCAGCCGTTAATTCGGTCTTGCCGTTTTTCTTTGGTATTTCTAAATAGGCATATTGATATTGTCTATAGCCATTATCTTTAGTTGTGCCGTATACGTTCCATAAGACCTCATGCTGCCAATCCAATAAGGTGAATGGTTGATTGTAAAAGTCACCTGTATGTTTTAAGCATTGGATAAACTCTATTGGTTCTAATGCTCTGTCTTTGTCAATCATGGGTTATCAGCCCCTTTTCTTTATAAAGGCAGCTACACCGGAAGGTTTTTCCTTTTCATCCGGTTTCTTTGGTATGGAACGTAAGGCAGAAGCTATTGTCATAATGTTTTCTTTTTCAATATCAAGAAGCATTTTCCTTTTAGCTTGTACCTGTTTATCTAGGTCTATTATGTTTTTCTGCATCTGTGCTTGTAGTTTGAAGTAGTCAACTATCTCCATATCTGAGGATTTATCTTCTAGCGCTTCTAAGTTTTTATAAAACTTTTCTCTCTTTTCTTCAAAATCGTTACACTCGGCTATGATAAGACAATATCTATTAATGACAGATTCATGCAACCCATCGTCCTTATTTATGGCTTTCAGAAGTTTCTTGATTCTTAAAAATTCTTTGTGTGCTATCTTGTTGTTTTTAGTATTGTCCCACTCTTTAAGAGGGGTTCCGGTTAGCAAAGCCTTTTCAGCTTCTTTCCTTGTTTCTATTTCTGCTTTTGTTCTGTGTCCTTTGACTAATTCTATTGGTAATGTTGACCTTGCCATATTATCCCTCCTTAAAAAGTTATTTTGGGAGAAAATCCCGCGCTGAGTTTGCCCGACGGTCTTTAAGGTAATTACTGTAGATATTTAATACCCCCTACCCTATCATGCTTCAGTTGAAACTTAATGTCACAACATACTATCGTCCAAATAACCTTTGGATATTGATACCATTTAATGTCATACCATTCATGTATTCTATTCCATGCAAGTATGAAATAACCTAACCAGTTGATATTCACCTTGATCTCCAACTTCCACCGTCTATCCCCTGGTTTTAACTCATAGTAAAAGCCTGGGTGTATCTTCTGTTTCCCTTCAGGTAATCTCATTCCCTTTCCCCTCCATTATTCTATTACTATATCCTTATCCATTGGCTCATACTTCTCATGCCAATTCTTGGCTATCATTATAAACTTATCCTTATCTTTTCTGTTTGTATCATTTATAATTTGCTTCTTCAATGTCTCTATGTCAGGTAATAATACTATTGTCTCTATAGGATTTAATTGTCTTATCCAGTGCGATCTTACTTTCTTTGTCGGTGCTGCTGCCGATACCCATACATGATTATATCCAACCTTGGATAGTTCTCTTAATAGCTTATTGCGTTCAATCAACTGAATTTTTAGGTTTGCTTTTGTTAGTATCTTATTTTCTATGTCTATAACTAAATCACCATCAGCCTTATTATTGTTTATGTAAGTTGTTTTACCACTACCGGGAGAACCGCATACTAATGTGACATTGCTAATAGGCTTTTCTATCTGCGGATAATATAATGCTAGTGGTATGTAGTTGGGCTTTATTTCCATAAATGTTTTCTTATCATGGCATTTTTTACACAATGCTTGCCAGTTATCTTTATCCCAAAATAACTCATAATCACCCTTGTGCGGTATGATATGGTCAACTACTGTTGCAGGCTCTAATTCTCCGTTAAATAGGCACTCTGCACACATAGGATGATGAGACAAATATATCTTCCTTGCCTTTTGCCACCTACTTGTATATCCTCGCTCATTAGCTGAACCTCTGCGCTCGTCTGCTTGTCGTTGTGATTGTTTGGAATGTTCTTGACAATATCTTTCTCCGCTTACAAGTTCACTGCAGCCGGACCATGCGCAGAATTTTAATGCTCTATTTGCCATTCTTTTGTCTCACCCTTCTGTTCTTCCTCTTATTTTGTAGTTTATCCAATCCATGTTATCACCTAACCAATCGTTTCCCACACCTTCTACAATATTTCGGTTGCCATACATAAGCATATCCAAACATATCTTTTTCTATTTCATTTGGTAGTGCATCTCTTTTACTATGCCCAAATATTTTACATAGAAGTTGTTTCATATACCTCACCCCTTTTATAATACTTCTTTTACCGCTTGCCAAAGAGCATCACATAACTCGCCCTTATGTGTTTGCAATGAGTTTCTATAAAATGCTTTCCAGTAGCCGTTCCATTGTTCTATTCCTACCATTCCTTTTTCTGATAGTAACTCTATCATTTGCCCTATATCCAATAGAGGCAAAAACATATCATCTAAATAAGTGTGGCTATCATATATTAATAGACTGGGTTCATCATCTATCCAGTATTGTAAGTACCAATCACCATGTTCCGGCTTCCACCATTCTCTTAATCTCTGCTGCTGTTCCTCTGTCAATTCTTGAAGCTGCTCTACTGTTATTCTTCGCTTCATTTCTACACCCCTTTTATATTAGTGATAATGGGTTAAAATGGTTTGCTATTCTTTCATTTGCTAAATTAAAATAGCCTGTATCAAGTTCAAATCCGATAAAGTTTCGGTTTGTATTGATGCAAGCTATCGCTGTGGTTCCGCTTCCTATACAGTTATCTAACACGGTTTCGTTTTCGTTCGTGTAAGTTTTTATTAGGTACTCACACAAGGCTGTCGGTTTTTGTGTTGGGTGCAATCCCGTTTCTCGCTTAAATTTTAAAATATTACTCGGGCATCTCGTGCCGTCATATTCTCTATTTAGGGCATTAAACGATCTGACATACCCCTTGTTTTTATTTGGAGAATTTGGTCTTTTATACGGTTCTCCCATAACCATCTGAGGATTGTACGTGCATTGCTTGCGATAGAATACAGCTATATCTTCAAAGAACCGCATCGGTTGTTTTTTTGAGTTCAAGAAGTTGCTTCCTTTTTCTTTTTCCCAAACATAATTGCTTTTAAAATTCTCTATGTTGCTATGTATTAATTCACTTGTAAATGGTTGACTTGCAAATAAAACTATCGCTCCATTATCCTTTATGACCCTGTTGTATTGCTCCCACAACGGCTCAAACGGTATGATTGTATCCCACTTGCAAGCCGTTGTCCCATAAGGTAAATCGCATAAAATCATATCAATTGATTTGTCGGGTATTTGTTTCATTCCTTCTAAACAGTCCATATTGTATATTTTATTGAGTTCTAGCATTATATCACCACTTTTGTTAGTTTTATGCAGTATAAAAAGTATAAACCCGTCTTTTTTGGCATTTTTCGATAATTATTATTGATTATATGGTTATTCATTCATTTTATTGCATAAGTATTATGTATTA